TTAGACTCAAAGTGTACAGACTCAGCTGCACCTTCCGGTAAAGTTGTTGGGTCTATAGATATAGGAAACTTGTTGTTTCCAAATAGTACATCTACAATCTGACCATAAGCTGCAAGTACTTTTGTTTTTGTAACCTTAACAAATACCTGCGATTTTTCTGTGGAAGTAAATTGAACATCTGGTCCGTATAGACCACGATAATTACGGTAGGCTTTTACCCAACGTTGTTCTTCTGTCTCACGAGCTGTAGAAGCTTTACTGTAACGATCTTGAACTAAACCTACAATTTTTCCTGCTAGTGGATCTGAGTATGTTTCTTTTTCTGCATCTTCAATAGCTTGACTTTCTATAGAGTCCATTGCCATTTCGTTTTCAAAAGTTTCTTCTTCTGCCATTATTTTACCTTCCAAGGTCCATTATCAAAGTCTTGTTGTTCTTGACATTTAGGACAACTATCAAACTTATCTGTGTTATAAAGTATTGAACACTTAGGACAAGTTACTAACATCTTAATATCCAAAAGTTGCATCACTAGCTTGAAACCCTGTGTTTGAAACAGGGGTATAATCAAACAAACTACTCTTTGGTCTTGTCATAACACCATACCTTAAAGCATCGTAAAGGTGGTCTTCTGATTTTGTATCTACATCCTCTGGATTATTTTTATCTAAAGGTATAGCAGGTAGTTGCGAAATTAAATTTTTACAGTTATTAAAGATTACCATTCTAGGTTGTTCTGTAAACTCATCTACCTGCAGTCTTCTGTGTATCTCATTCTTACCTGAGACACGAGATCCTTTTGATCTATCTGCTGGTCTCCATCTGCAACCACGAACAATCATTTGCTCTGCTAGACTTGGACCGGTGTCACCACGTTTGTGCCATAGTGAAGAGTCAAGAACACCGTAACGTATTTTTTCTTCTGATTCTGTTTCTAAGATTAAATCAGCTAAGTCTGTTGCAAGAACTTTACTAACATACATTTCACGATATACTATTAGTTGCTCATCAGGTGCAACTGCTATCCATACAACTCCAGTGTAAGAACCATAACCATAGTCACATGCTCTAAATCTAGGCCAGTTGTTTGGAATATCAAAAGGTTCTACAACATGAATCTTTCGATTAAACTCTGGAAATGCTGCTCCTTCATTTATATCCCAGTCGCCTTCTAGCAACTGTCTTCTCTGATGTTCTGGTAACGACAGAAGATTGGCTTCGTACATTCCATCATCTGATAGATAAGGGTTGTCAAATAAGTTAGCAGGTATAAACCTACGTTTAAATAACGGTTCACCTTCTTTAGTATGACCTTTAGGCCAACAGATAACTTCACCAGTGTCTGAGTCTGTAGCCCAGAAAGATTTATTAGGTGTATCTGGGTCTATAAAAGTTTTCTTAACCCACTGATGGCCGGGACCACCGGGGTTACTAGTTGCTCTCATATATAAAGGTAGCCCACTAGCTTTGGTTGTACGAAGACGTGACCTCATATAATTCCAAGGATAGGGTGTAGGCCATTGCGTTAATTCGTCAAAACCAATCCAGTTAAATGCCTGTCCCTGATATCTCATAACGTCATCGTCACGGTCAAGGTATGACATCCAGAGTGTAGCTCCACTAGGGGCTACCCAAGTCTTATCTCTTTCCATAAACTTTATACCCGGAATTGCTTTAGGGTATAGTTGTTTAGATACAGAGATAAGTTCTCTCAGCTCTTCAGTGCTTCTACGCACTAGAAGCATACGAGCATTTGGATTATTCAAGTATCTTACAGGGTCAGCAATCATTGCGTATGACTTACCACCACCTGCAGATCCTCCATATAGAACTTCTTGCTCTGTTGAAGCTAGAAAACCTGTTTGAGGACCGGGGTTAGGTTCAAAGATTACTTCCCTTTGTACCTGCTCTACTTCAGTATCCGGTGTGCTGATCGGAGTCGTTGGTTTCAACTCTACGTCTTGCACCAATTCTTTCTTTTTCGAGCTTCTCCGCCTTTTCTGCTGCCGCTTTGTACCTTTGGGCATAGAAATCTTGGACTGAAGCTGCGTTCTTACGTCTTTGCTCAAGTTTTACCCTTTTAAATAAACCTACGTGGGAGATCATTCTACCAGAGGTTGTACTTAACCAAGCAGATACTTCTCTATAACTATATCTCTTTAAATGTTTCTTAGCTTCTTCAAAAAGTTCTAGTTCTTCTGGTATAGGTAGTAGAATATCTGCATCTTCCGGGTCTTGTTCGTAACCAAATGGTATAGTTCTACCAATTCTTACTACTGGAACCCATTCATATTCATCATCTACCTTCTCAGGCTTAGGTAACTGCCAAGTTTTAGTCTTCATCTGCTTTTGGTGGCAGTATAAACAAAGGGCTTTCTGATCTTACTTCGACTTTTTCTGTTTTTACAAAGCCAGCTCTATCTAGAAAGTCTTTAGCTGCTGCCATTTTCTCTTTATTGCCCAAGTCGGTGGGATTTTCTAACACATTCATCATAGACCAAACAGCTTTTGGTCCACTGGTTGCAATAAAATCTCTAGTCTTTTCTGCAATCTGCTCTTTTAACGGAGCCATTACAGAAGTTGTAGAAACGCCATCGGCATATCCTGCAAGTTTCTTAGCCTGTACAGGATTGCCTCTAGCTTCATTAAACAATGCGTTTAAAAATGCTTGTTGTTTTTCAGTAAGTTCTTTCGCCATAAATTTTTTCTCTTATCTCGGACTTACCAATCCCTAGATCCTTAAGTTCACGATCAGTTAGGTTCATCAGTGTTTGATAGTCTGCTCGTCTTTGCTGTGATACTTGGATTGCTTTTAAGATTCGGTCACAATATGCTCTAAACATTTTCTACTCCTTATATGTTTACCTTAACTAGGCAGGAGTAGTTATATTCAAATAGTTATAACATACTATAGATAATAATGCAACCCCGTTATGCATTAAGTTGGTTGATAGTGTTCTTCACCAGATAATATTACATGAAAATCAGAGCTGCTTTCTTCAAATCCTACAATCTTATCACCTGCAGCTAACGCAAGAAATGCTCCACCTTCAATAACTTCTTCAATACCGTGACCTGCAATACTATGCTCATCTATAATAAAATGATAGGTAGTGGTTGCAGCTTCATACCATTGAAGACTATACTTTTTTGTAGAAGATGAACCGCTGGATACATGTAAAAACTTTATTAACGAAATAAAATTGTTAGGACAAGTGTATACAACATCACCACTTGCCCCACCTGATGTAGCAGATAAGTCTTTTGCTTTAGTAAAGTATTTAGCTGTAGTTGTTATAGCCATTTTAAATATTATAACCCATTACTTACGTGGATCTTTACCTTTTCTATAAGCTTTTATGTTACCAATTCCACCTGCTGCTTGTAGATCTCTAAAAAATCTCCCTACATTATCCATAAGAGTTTTAGGATCATCTCCTGTTTCTTTTTGAACTTTTTGAAAAATCTTTTTTATCCTAGCTTTATCAGCTTCTGTTGGTTTATTTTTATTTTTTAATTTTTTAACTTCTTCTGGACCTAATGCAACCTTAGCCATTTTTATAATTTGAACAGTAGTCATAGGTTTTATGTTAGCTTTTTTTCTAGCTGCCATTTCTATTTTACCATCACCACGACCACCACGAGTATTACTAAGAGTTCTAACTGTAACTTTTGGTTGTTTACCTGCACCAAGTTTAGGTTTAGCTTTCTTTAGATCTTCTGCATAAATAGCTGCCATAACTTTACCATCTTTATTAGTATAGTAAAGTGCTCCAGCTTTTTTAGCTGCTGAGATACTTTTATATTTACTAGCCTTAGCTTTTTCTTTAGTGAGGCTAGAACCTTTTGATTTTATCTTACTATTTAAATAGTCTTTAAGTGACATAGACATATTGTTGTTCCTTACTTATAAGTATTCTTGGCAGTTTTAACACCGGTATTCATTGTGCCTGTAGACTTAACCATGCCGCCTTGGTTATACATAGCAACTTTACCACCTTTAGCATATGCTTTCTTCTTCATAGCACCACCTTTGGCCATACCTTTTTTCTTCATCATGCCACCTTTGTTCATCTTACCTTTACCATCAGCAGCATAGAATGGAACTTTTTTTCCATCTTTATTCTTAACCATTTTTAGATTTGCTCCACCGGCTGCATAACCTTTTTTCTTCATGCCACCTTTAGCGTAACCCTTTTTCTTCATCTTCATGATTCTTCCTCACTATATAAATTGTTAAACACTCGTTGCGTATCCCAAACATAGTCTACGTGTTCTTTCGAGTTGTATATATGTTGATTTGGTCTAAAGTCTGGAGCACCTTCTCCTGTTTCAAACCAAGCTGGGTGAGTTACTCTCACTCTGTTATTGGGCAACGCAACAATGTTACCAGTATATTCTCCAGCATCTAACAACTCTAATACATGAGATTGTTTGTGTTGAGCTGGGTCATCTGCAACTTCACTGTCTGTGTAGTCTACAGTAAAATAATATTTAGCTGGGTAGAACTCTCCGTCTATCTTTGCTATCCAAGGCGCTGGGCTTGCACGTTCCAACTTGTATACACTGTGGTGGTGCGACATACAATCCCAAGGCTGTGCTAGATACGGTGGTAACTCTTCAGGCCAATTTTCTAGGGGGGTGTCTGCCACTAGAGCTACTAGAGGTAATCTAGCCCACATCGCACCGCCATGTATATTGGGGCTATCATCAAAATCAGACTCGCAGCCTGTAAAAATAACTTGAAAGCTGAGAGTCCTGTTTGGCATAGTAGTAACACCAATGACCATGCAATGTAGGAACTCTCCATGATACTCCTCTAAGTTTTTTGTGTACTCTCTTCTGACCCACGCTTTAAAGTGAGGAATGCTACTTGTTAGATACGCCATCTTTTTTATGTTTCCTTCGCAAGTCTGCTTTAGCTTCTTTAAATAATCTAGCTATTGCAGTTTTCCCCATTACTTTAGCACGTTGTTCGGCTACTGTCAAGATCTGAATCTTCCTTGCGTAAGGTTTTTTTAATCTTTTTACTTTTGCTATAGTAGCTTTTGCATCAGCTACAGTAGCAAACTTTATTGATACTGTGTCTTTAGGGTTCTCATCTGTGTACAATCTTCGGTCAGACCCTTTAGGTTTCTTACCTGTACCTACTTTAGGATCTTTAGCCACTACTTACTTTTCCTTGCAACACCACCCTTAGCGGCTCTAAAAGATTTCGTTTTCTTTGCGATTTTCTTAGGTTGAGCCACATGCTGCTTACCTGCCTTAGTGCCTTTTCGTTTTGCTCTAGAAGTGGCTGCGTACTCACTAGCACTAAGAGACTTAATAGCCGAAGAAGGTAAGTAGCGTTCACCAGTAGCCTTAGACCCTTGCGTAGATGGCTTACCACTTTTGGTTCTCCACTTTTGTTTTGTCCAAGACTTCAGGCTTTTTTGTGATTTAGAAAGTGCCACCTAGCAGCACTCACACTCTGGATTACACTTACGATTTATCAAAGAGCACCATAGTCTTTTTAAATACCTTCTCATCTGTATCCTCCTCCTTTTGCTTTGTATTGTTTTGCAACCATCTGGGCTTTTCGTGCCGACCATTGTCCGGGTGAGCCACCTTTGCCACTGGCTTTAACTTTGGCAACGAGGTTTTTACGCATGGTCGGTTTGGTGTAGTTACCAGCAGCATTAACTTTACTTTTCTTTGCAGCCATTAGAAGCTCCTAATTAAAATGAAAACTTTGCACCCATTGTAATATCACCAAATTCAAAGTCTGCATCTGACGATACTTCTGTGTAAGTTGTTAGACCTTTCCAAGCATACTCAGCTTTCCAGTCTAGGCCAGTAAAGATGTCACCATTATTAATATCTAACACATCAATAGTTGTTTCAGTAGAAAAAGAAACTCCGTATGCACCCATACTTACTTTAGGGGTAACATCTAGTTCCCACGTTTCTTTTCCTGTTGTATAACTCATGTCTGTTTCAGCACCGACAGATAATCCATATCCAATATCCATAGCCGACACTGATGTTCCTGCAACTGCTACTGCAGTCGCTAATAATAATTTCTTCATTTTAAACTCCTATAAGTTTGTTCCGATTTTAACGCATGTTGGTATTGCGTATATACCTTTTGCTACTAAGTCATTTGTTATAATAATAGTTTCTTGTTTACAAGCTTCCTCTGCATAGAAAGGTTCTGGCTTTGCTACAACCTGACAAGATAATGCTGATGGGTTTGTACACATCAACAACACAGCCATCCACATTACCAAGCCTTACAAGACCAATACCGTGCAGTAAACTTATCAGTTGCTGTATCACAGTTATGTCTTGCTCTAAAACTTTTACGTCTTGCTGGTTGATCTTTTTTAATGCTCATGTTGGGATCACCAAAACGAACAACCTTTACTTGCTCACCCTTCTTTGCTAACACCGCAGACTTCTTAGCTGCTCCGGGTGTTTTCTTTGGTTTGTTATATCCGGGATAAGTCTCACCACGGTATTTCTTTCTACCGTTACTTAGATTTTCCACGTCTTTAGTTGTTGCCATATCTATACCATCAATTCAAAATGTGGTCCGTCAATAAATGGTCTACGTCCCTGAGACCTACGAAGATCAATATAAGCATTCATAGCTTCTTCCATTGTACCTTCCCAGTTTCTTATATCCATTGGGTATGGCATTTCTGGTGTACCCCATGCTGCTCCCCAACAAATAGGAACTCCTACTTGCGTAGCTGCTTCTGCCATAGCATCAGCTATATCATCATAAACATTTAGTTCCCAGCAAGCACGTCCATTGACGTATGCCATAAGATCTACAGCTTTACCCTCTAGGTGTTTACTTTTTAATGTTTGGCTAGCTCCTGAAGCGACAAGCTCCTTCTGCTGTTCCAAGGTTCTCATACCTTGTATAACTCCAAAGTCAATTTTATCGCTCAAGGTGATAGCCATCTTAACTACTGCTTGTAGACTATCATCTACACCTTCTAGCCTATCAAGGCTACGTCTACTTAATTTAAATGCCATTACTTAAAAAGTCCTTTTGCTCTATAATCTGCGTGACCCGTTCTAGTTAAACCACCTGTACTAAAAGTTGATTTCTTTTTTAATTCTTTTTTTACACTACCTTTAATACCAGTAAAAGATGGAAGACTTTCTATTTGACTTTTTACAGATTTGTTAGGGTCTACATTACGAACTATCTCACTAGCAATTTTTCTAGCTTCTTTAATGTCTTTATTTTGATGAGCATCAACTAAAAAGTTCAGTAGCATTGATTTACCTGTTTGAACTCTTTCAATAAAGTTTACAGCTCTTTTTAAAACAGGATCATCTTTATCATCACCAAATCTTTCCATGCGAAGCTGGGCTTGTTTTTTTGCTGCTTTTGAATATCCCTCTTGTTCTTGAGTTTCCTTTTTTATAACACCTGCTGCTACTCTTGCTTCTTTTGTCATAATAACCTACTTCCTAAAAAACTTTGTTGCTGCTCTTACACCGAAAGATGCAGATACGATTACGCCTAATGTGTATTGGTAGTAGCTTGGCATAACTTCCAAAGCAGTAAAGCCATCTGCTACTATCTGTCTACCCCAATCCCCACAGAATGCAAGGATTAATGGAATTGAAAATAAAATTGTTAGCCATTCGTCTTTCCACGAGTTAGCTGATGCTTTCGCCATGATGCGATCCCACTCAGCTTCACTGGTAGCAGCTGAAAGCATTATCTGTGCTTCAGCCTCTGCCTTAGCTACCTTGACTTTATTCTGTGCAGCTTTCTGTTCTACCTTGCCGTTAAGCCAAGTACCTGCCAGACTAGCTATAGGTCCAATCAAACCTTGTATCATTTCTTATTCCCCATTGCTGTAAACCCAAAGTATGCACCGACAAGTGCTGAGACAGATACGACATAGATGTTAGCAATATCTGCTATTAACATTGCTGCTGTATCCATTCCAATAAGTGTACATAAGAAGATACCCATAGGGTAGAGTACCATTCCAGACAAAGCAAACCAAGTCATGTTGCGCTGGGCATCACGCTTGGCATCTTCATCTTCCATCTTTCTACGTCTATCTTCTAAATAGATCTCACGTTCTTCAGCATCAAGTTTACCGTTCTTGTCTAGGTCATATTCTTCTACCATTATTCCCAATCTCTTTTTCTCTGGGGGTCTAACACATCGTGTCTGTTAAGATGACCCTCTAAATACATAGCACGTTCTACTCTATCTAGAGTATACTTAACACCTGTATCTTGACGGATAGCTTCTCGTACATAGAATACGTCTGAACGTGGTATATGTACTCTTCGTAGTTGAGCTTCGTTGTTATTAGCTAGTGCTTTATAAAATTCCTCTATGACGGAATCCGAAGCATACATTTTTTTCTTGGACATTGCTAGTTATACTTTAAGTTTTGGGAAAAGCAAGTACTTTTATTGATACGACAGAAAAAAGTTAGAATCTGTGTCAGTACTTATAGTAATACTTTAAGTAATACTTTAAGTTTAACTCTTAGTATCTATTAACTTTAATTATATTAGTAATAATAGAGTTAAGTTAAGCTTTAAGTAATACGTTATGTATACATAATTATACCTCATTATGCCCCCGCTGTCAAGTATTATTTTATGTAACACCAATACACAATTTGTTACAGTATATTACAGTATATACACAAATTGTTACATATGTTACAGCTTTGAAACAAAGTGGTTAACAACCTAATTTTCCTAAATTCTGTCATTCTGGGTGTATATATACGTAGGTACCCCCACTGTCCCATACCGGTAGGCTATGTTATAACATAACACTGGGTCAAAAGATAAAAAAAGTATCTCTTTTTAGTATAACATACTGTATTCATTAAGTATTTTACACAATATAGTATTATCAATATCAATATTACAGTGTTATAACATAACATTTTCAGTTTGTGATCACAAAACCATTAAATCATGTACAACTATCCATTTGTGATCACATATTAATATACCCCTAGATTTGTGATCACATATTGTTTAATTAGAACAAACACTGAACGAATCACTAACAAAGAACAAAACCGAACATAACGAGAAACAACAAACATATTCAAAAAATAAAATATGTATAATCGTTTAAAAACAATAACTTATATCTATTGCAATCATATTCTTTATATGCGTATAATAGGTGCATAGCTTGGCATTAGTCGGAAATACTAGACCTTACCTGTTAGCCTACGTTATTTGAAAATAGGAACTGCAATAGTAGAAAGCCCACGGTTTTCATTATACTAAATACTTCAAGCCCTGTTACTGGTTAGGAAGTTAGCAGCAAGCCTTACATCAAAGTAAAGTAACTCAGTCATTATGGTAAAGTGATTGACTACCGAATATAAG